TCATGTCTGATAGGAAAGGCCGCCGAAAGGTGGCCTTTCTTGTATTTACACACTGAATTTTTACAATTCTCAGTTGACCATGCATAGTTATAAACATGATCACTTGCAAAGAATGTGGAACCGAGTGCGCAGCTCAGAACGCACTTGGATATCATCTAAGAACACACGGAATATCTTACCCTGATTACATCGTCAAACACGAGCATGGAGGTGAGTGGCCGAAGTGTTGCTGCGGTGAGAAGCTCTCATATAAGAAGGGTGGTTTTCCCCGATTCTGTTCTAAGTCATGCGCCTCGAGGTGATGCTCGCCCCGGAAGAAGCTTGTTTTTTACAAGTCACATGTAACCACATGTAGTTAAATCATGATTACATGCAAAGAATGCGGTTACCAATGTTCAGCTCAGAATGCTTTAGGATATCATCTAAGATCTCATGGGTTGACATATCCAGATTACGTTGTCAAACATGAGCATGGCAACGTTTGGTCTCACTGTCATTGTGGAACAAAGCCTCCTTACAAGAAAGGAGGCTTTTCTCGTTTTTGCTCTAAGTCTTGCGCAGCAAGTGGAACTAACAATCCGATGTCAGGAAAGACAGGAGATAAATCTCCCATATTTGGTTTGAAAGAACCTCTGAACAATTAAAAAATTATTCAGAAGGCACCAAAAAGAGATGGGAGATTCATGGGGAAGAAATTAGAAAAATGATGAAATAAAAGAATATAGACAGATGCAGTCAACTGCTGCAAAAAATCATACTCATCTTCTAACAGGGCAAAAAAAACTTCAGAGTCTATCCACCGCTTCTGGGCCGAGTCACCTCTAGCGCCTATCCTTCGTGAAGAGGCTTCGCAGCGTGCTATTAAGTTATTATCAGAGAATAAGATTGGACCGCAATCACCATTTAAGCGTGAGACGCTAATAAGTCCATGGACGGGAGAGGAGGAGTACATGCATTCGTCGTGGGAATCCATCTTCTTCCAGTCTTGTGCTGATCGCCAGTATGAAGTAACGAAGAATGCAGCAAGAATCATAGGTTTAAACTTTGCATCACAATTAACGCCTACGAGTCAAGATTTGACTGATTTCGGTATTCAAGAAATGATTGATGGAATAACATCAAATTCTGGATATATGACGTCGGCTCAGCGAGCAGGAATTGAAGAGTTTGGTAGAGTATTGATCGTTGTTGCTAAGGCATTCACTTTAGGTTCGTCTAAGACAGCGATAGTTGCATTATCACCAGGACCTACGAGTGATACAACATTTACAGATCCTCACGTAACCTTCGATGGTACGATGCAGATGAATCAAGGACGTAATACGACAAAACATCTAGGAAAAGTCCTTGATGGATTCTACAATTATCTATCTCAGCAAATTGATCCTGAAAGTCCGACAGAACGTTTGGACCAGAACACTACATTCGTTGCATATGGTGACGCGCCTCATACTCCGCTTGTTGGATCAACATGGCCAGATGCTACACCTGATGCTTGTAATTGGATGTACGTCATGGATCCAAAAGGGCATATAAAGAATGGATGGTTCGGCCATGTTTATGCAAACAAAGTCAACGGTAAGAATGCAATTGGATTTAATCCTTTAGCTGGTATGGATGATTCATTGAAAAACTCAGAACAAGTTTCTACTTTTGCTTCAAGTTTATGCCGTTGCCAAAGGTGATGGCAATAAAACATCAGAATACGGTAATTCGCCAAATATCGTATCAGGATTAATCAATCAAAAGCAATAAATGTTAAATCTAATATATTTATTCTAGTTTTTTAGGGGACATCCATGTTGGACTTTAATAGTAATGTGCATCAAACGTACCTTCTTGTCGGCGCTCTTTATGAATCTAATCGTGGGACAATTCCTCATAGAAATTTGATTAGTCCTCGTAAGTGGAAGGATCATCTCACGAAAGAAGAGATCGTAACTATTAATGAAGCATGGAGCAGATTTACATATGCTGAATCATTACTAAATGAAAACATGTTGACAGGTTCTCGAGTCGAAAGATGGGAGAACTTTTTGATGGTTGAGGATGATAATGATGGAGAAGGTCCTAAAAAGACTGGAATTTGGAGCAAGATTAAATCTGGAATAGGGAAAGGATTAAAGTGGATCAGCAGAAAAATTGCTGGTAAGCGAAGCCTTGAAAAAGGTGGATCTTTGTTCGGTCTAGGAGCTAAATCAAAGGCTCAACGAGAAGAATGGGCTAAGTTAGAGCAAGATCAAAAAAAGTTGATCGACATTCTTAAGGCTGCAACTTCAAAAGATTATCCAAACAACGAAGATGTAGAAGAATTTAAGTCAGAAACAGCAAAATCGTTGAATGACGCCGAAGCTTTCATTAAGACCCATGAAGACCCAGGGGTTCGTGCAGAAATGTATAAAGCTCTAAAAAAGTGGGTCACTTATCTTTTGGATCAAAAGATTGGCGATCATTACAAACACTTTATGGAGAACATGTCTCTTTCTGGTGCCTTGCTTCTCTTAGAGGCAGAAGAAGAAACTTTAGGAACAAAAAAAGGTTCATCAGAATCGATTAAAGGGTTAGAAAGTACTTTGTTACCTATTATCTTGAAGATTCTTGGAGGTGCAGGTTTAGCTGTTACAGCTGGAATTTTAGCTGCTTATCCTGAAATTCTTAATCCAACTTCAGTTAAAGCAATTACAACAGAAGATACTTCAGCGATTCAAAAGGCTATTGATGCAAAATTGCCTCCTGTTGTTGTAAAAGAAAGATTTTTAAATGATATTGTTCCTGAGTATTTTAGCGGATTAAAGGCACAAGGCATTGAATTAGCAGGAAATCCTGAAAATAACCCTAAAGATCTTGTACTATTTTTTAAGGAAATGGGATCAGGAGATGAAGCGAAGGGCGCCGCAGAATTTTTTAAGAAAGTAAACATAGCAAATCCTGGTGGAAGTGCAAATTCAAATTATTTCTTGGAACGTCTTATGGAAGGTAAGAGCATAGATGATGCTGCGTTTGTGCCTGGTGCAAGAGATCTTGAATCAAGTTTTGATTATGAATATGGAACAGTAGGTGCTAATCTTGGAGCTGTAAAAGGTAGCTTCATGGAGAGAATGGGCGGAGCTGCTGGAATACCGGTATCTATTTCAGGAATAATCGCAAAGCAGCTTGTTAGTAAAGCGATCAAGTCAGTTGTAACAAAGATGGTTGCAGGAGGAGTATTAGGAGCCGCCGGTGCAGCTACAGCCGCCGCCGTTGCAGGTGCTGTCGGAATAGGCGGTCTTCTTTCAGGATTTGCTATTAGCCGTTTAAGAGAAAAGAGCAAGAAAGATAGCAGGGCTGCGTTCCTAAACGATTTATACGATCAAATTGACCAATTTGAAAAAAAAGAGGAAGAAGAAACGAGCCCAACACCAATTCCTCCTCCAGAAGAAGGTGAGATTGAAAAGAAGTCTGGAAAATCCGTAAAGAAAATGACGACAGTCAATACTAGCGGATCATATCTTTCAGGAGTTGCTAATAAATTCTTAGATTCTATTGGAGTCAAAGGTCAAGATAAAAGGTATGCGTCTCAACCAGCCGTTGCTGCGCTAGACACTCTTATGAAGAAGAAGGCTCTGCTTGCTGATTCTAGAATAAGATTACAAAAGTTGTTAGAGACAGCAGCAGACATCGACATTACTGCAAAGAGAGTAGAGAAAGATTCTTATAAAGGAAATCCAAAAGATCATCCTTTATTCAACGATGTCGTTGCTTCAATAAAATCTCAAGAAAAGCTTCTTCCATCAGGAATTACACCTGAAAAATTTGCAGAAGACTTTATGCAATTTTTGATCAATAACGATAACATAGCTTTGCCAGATGCAGAAGAAGAAAAGAAAATAGACACAAAGAAGATTGTTGCCGCCGCTTCAAAGTTTGTTAAAGACGATAAAAAAGCACAAGCTGAAATTTCTGGTATGATTGATAGTCTTAAACAAGCAGGAAAGCTGAATGCTAGTCTTTCTAGCGGTTATGGAAAAGATGTAAGCGGAATGAATCTTACAGATTTTACTAAAGGAAAACCTTGGGCTCCAAAAAGCATTTCTCAACGAGCAGCAGCAGTTGCATTATTTAAGGCAGGAGCTATCAATGAATCTACTCTAAGAACTTTGCTTAGAGAAATTTCAGAAAATGATAATTCTAAATTGATTATAGAAAATAATCATTGGATGAAATTAGCAGGATTGATTAAATGATCTTATCTTAGTAAATTTAAATGAGAGGTCATTAAAGATCTCTCATTTTATTTTTTTGTACACATCATATGGCAAATGGTATCCTTTTTATCACCGGCAACATCAAGCCGACTTTAAATTAATCTAAATAAATCGGAGAATATTTTTATGCCAAAGAATAAAAAGAATTATGTATCAACCAACAAGAATGCAACAATCCGTAGCCGACGAGATCGTACAGGCAAGCTTCGTACAGAAACCGCACGTCGTGATGATGGCTTCAACGCAGCAGTGACAACCGATGTTCGAAATGATTCAACTCGATTTTTTATCGATCTTGATCAACAAACCGTCGAGTTCAGCGGCCGCGAGGCACGTACGCTTTATCGACTTCTTCGTAGTCATTATAAGTATACTGGTAAGCCTCGGAGCTGATCATTAGAAAAACTTAGCTTAACTTAAGAGAGGTTGTATAAAGCCTCTTTTTTATTTTTACAGGAGGTACTGAGATGGAAATTAGCAAACAGACTGCGATGTCTCTGATTAAGGTACTATGTCACTATGATTCTTTAACAAAGGTTGGAGCAAGTTATCCTGTTATTGATAATATTGATTCATTATTAGAAGATTTTGAAAATTATGTTTTAGGAGTAGATGACGATAAGAAGACGCTTATTGATACTCTTCGAGTTATAGGTGATGTATATCCTGAATCGTTGTGCGAGCTAGCATCAGTAAATGGTCATGTAAATAATTCATCCGTTGGTGATTCAGGAGCTGACGTGAACCTTTCTTTTAGGAAAGTGCTTCATGATGAAGCAGGAGAGGTAGATACATTCTTGATGATCGATGGAGGAAGGGATTCGATGGGTCCAGTTACGTACATTAGAATGTTTGATAGAGAGTTGCAGATAGCTACTGGACAAGGAACAGATAGAACTTGGCACTATTTTGACATTGAAAATGTTCCTTCGTCTTGGACAAGACTTTTTGGACAAGATAATTGTTTTTTTAGAATTATTAACTGGCAGTAAAACTTAATAATAACAAATATCTTTACGCCACGTTAATCTTTATAATTCAATACTTATTGATTAACGTGGCGCAGATTATTAAACCTTCAACAGTTGCAATAACTCTTTTAAAAACAAGAGATGAGTTGAATGAGCTGTTGCAGCTTATTCGTTCTTGGAGAATGAAAGGAATCAATGGTTCAGGAGTTGTTCCTATCGTGATTTTACCTTTGGAAGCAAAATTAGAGAAATCTATCAAAGACGTTGAAGCAATGATAAAGATTGCAGCTCAAGTTTAATTTTTTTTTTACTTAATATTTAAATATAGTTTTTATTAAGAGGTAATATGCGTATAACTGAATCACAACTTCGAAGAATTATTTTAAAAGAAATTTCAAACTTAGTTGAAGCAGAAACTGCAGGAGAAAAAGCTGCTGCTTCTGCAGGTCAAGCGACTACAATTTCTTCATTTGAAAATAAAGCAGGAAAAGTTAAAGATGCCCGCGGGCTTGCAGATTTAATAATTAGCGCAATTAAATCTTCAGGTCTTGGAGAAAAATTAGGCGCAAATAAAGGAATAATAAAAACAGCGTTAATGCAAGCGCAACAAGAGCTTTCAAAGATATAAGGATTTTTTATATGTCAGCATCATCGGAAGCTTTATTGTTTCAAATCATAGAGCTTGAGAAAATGATTTTAGAATATAAATCTCAAGACAAAAATTCAATTGAATTAGAAGAAACATTATCATTGCTTAAGGATAAATTTACTTTAATGAATGAAGCCTTAAATAAGTCTAAAGGCCTATTAAACGGATAATAATGCAAAAAGTAGATCTGTATCAACCAATTGTTCATGTTCGTGTAGGCTCTCCTCCATTGTTTATTAATGTTGGAGTTAACAGAAGCGGATCAGAAACGACCGGTGGTCCTGTAGAAAATGTTGTTCGTCCAGAAACTTACGTGCTTCTTTCTGCTCTTCCTGACGAATTGCGCGAAAGAGTAAAAACAGCAGTGCAAGTTTTAATTTCTTCAATGTAAATATATGATGCAGGTTATAAGATTAGGTTCAGTCGGCCATGATGTAGAAAACTGGCAGACCTTTTTAAGAGGTCAAAACAAAAGTAGTTCGATTGTAGTTAGCGGAACATTCGATCAAGTTACGTATGTAGAAACTAAGGCATTTCAATCTAAGAAAGGATTGGTTCCTGACGGCGTTGTAGGTCCCAAGACAATATCTACAGCGCTACAATCCGGATATCCGTTGATGGATGATCCAACATCAGATATTAACGGTCCTAGTTGGCCTAAAAAACCGGCAAACGGACCGTTGGGTGTTGCTGATCGTGAAAAATTATTTGGTAAATTTTCTTATGTTTCATCACCAACATTTTCTAATCCTGAAGCAATAACGATAACAGGCAATTGGATTCAAAACAGTATATCAACGATTACTATACCTCAGTTATCAGGAATAGCAGGATCGCCGTCTTCTTGTAAGATTCAAATTCATGCGTTGTTAGTTAAACAAACCGAAAATTTATTTCAAGCGTGGGATTTTGCAGGCTTAAAGTATTTGATCATGTCATGGGGAGGATCCTGGGTTCCTAGATTTATTAGAGGATCAAGATCAGTCTTATCGAACCACGCTTGGGCGACAGCATTTGATATAAATGTTCAATGGAATATGTTAGGCGCTCAACCGGCGCTAAGGGGAGAAGTTGGGTCTGTAAGAGAATTAGTAGAAATTGCTTATGATCATGGATTCTATTGGGGAGGATGGTTCCCAAGACGTCCTGATGGAATGCATTTTGAAGCCTACAAAATACTTTAATGAGTCATCTATTTTATTGTAGATGATAATTAATCTAGTCATGGCCACTAGAAGAGATATATCACGAGTTAGAAAAGTATATTCTTATTATAGGACTAGACCAGTTTATAGAGATGTCGCAACAGAGTCGGAAATGATTAACATTTTTAATGCCTTAACACAAGTTACGACCTTGAATCAAAACGTTACGCAGCTTGTTCAAAACGCAGACAACATCGTATGGAATGAAACTCCATCTGGAGTTACAGATGGATCAAACGTTTCTTTTGAATTGCAATATACGCCTCTTGATAATTCAAAAATGTTGGTGTTCGTTAACGGCGTTTTAAAGGAACGTAATGGAACAATTGCTGATTACACAATAGCAGGAAAGATGATAACTTTTCTTTGGGCTCCTCCTCCAAAATCTAAAGTCCTTGTAACTTATTCTAGAGTTACTGGTTAATTTTGTCTAGGTTTTCTGCCTCTCTTTTTTTGTGATTTATCTTCTTTCAATTCTAAGGCTTCACGAGCCTTTTTTCTTCGTTCTACAAGATCCATTGCAGCTCTTCCTGTTCTTGTTTTTGGGTCTTGATCAGGCCTGATTCGTGTTTGTTCTTTTTCTTGCTTATCTTTGTTCTCAAGTCGTGTTTGATCTTCTTTTTTCTCTTCTTCTTTTTGCTTTTCTCTTTGTAATAGAGCTTCTTCATGTTTAGCTTTTACAACAGATAATTTTTCAATTTCTTGTTTTAAGAAAATGATTTCGCCTTGTTTTAAATAAAGAAATTTTTCTGATTCTTTAGAAATTAACCTCACCGTTGCGTCTGCGTTATTAAAAAAGCCTAGTAGTATTTTTGCAACTTCATCCTGAAGCTTTTTTTGTTCTACAAGCTTGTTTAATTCGTTCTTTTGATTTCTTATATAGTCCTCAATTTTGTCAGCAGTTTCTTTTGATCCAACTGCATATCCATCTATTTTTTTCAATGTTTCAGTCATTGAATTGAATGTCTCAGTTTTGTTTGACAATAATTCTTGAATAAGATCTAGTCTTGTTTTAATTGTTTTTTCGTCCATGATATAAAATATTTAGCAGTCATTTATTTTTGACAAAAAAAGGCCCGGAGTTTTCTCCGGGCCCCGCAATCAGTCAGTCTTGATCGCTATTCTACTTTAGGATTTATCATCCACGGATGATGACAGTGATGACGTCGTCAGCAATGAACGAATATGAAGGTTCGAAGGTGACCGATGTCGTTGTGATGCCGGGCAGGTCGTGGACTGGGGCCATGAGTACGCCGTTCACGAAGACGTCGACCAACTTGTGGTTTGCCGAAGAGAGCGAACCGAGACTGGAGAAGTCTAGGACGCCGCCAGCTGAGACATCTGTACCCAAGAATGCTTGCTTCAAGAGGTTTCCACCCGCAGAAGCGCTGTCGAGGTCGCTGCGTAGCTCGTTGAGCATGCCGACGATCGTAGTAGCTGAGAAGCTTGGGTCTGGAGCTTGCGCTGCAGATGCGAAGGAGATCGGATCGTTACCAGCTGATTGAAGCAAGAGTTCCGACGCAGCAACAGAGGAGACGAGGAAGTCATCACCGGACTTGCTGATAGAACCGACCATCGAACCTTCCTGCGCACCGATCTTTGTTTGAGACATCCATGCCGGAACGAGTGTTGCAGCGTTGAGGTCTGCTGGTTGATCACCGGAAGAATTGTGGGCAACCTGAGCGAAGACGAGCTCACCCGCGCCACCATCTTGTCCGACGACGAGGTCATACGCAGCGCCTGCACCCTTGCTGAAAACGACACCGGAGTCAAGCGCTCCGTTAGATCCCGTTGCAAGGTAGATGAACGAATCCTTGACCCTCATGTTCTCGGTCTCAATGTAGGTGAAGGAGCCCTTGACGAGAAGGTCACCATCAATCTGCGCGTCACCGGAGACGACGAGGCCACCGTCGATGGAAAGGTCAGATCCGTCGAAGACGAGCGCAGACTCATCCTTCATGGATCCGTTAGCATCAACGATGTAGAGGCGTTGTGCAACGTCTCCGTCAATACTGACGGCATTTGCAGTTACTCCACCGTTGAAGTCAGCTGCGTTCGCGACTGCGAGAGATACGACCGAAGTAGCGCCAGCTTGTAGCGTGCTGGAGAAGGTTGCGCCTCCGCCGACGCCGAGGTTGCCGGCGACGCTTGCGTTGCCGCCGACTGCAGCGCTCGTGGCGCTGAGCGATTGCACACTTGTTGAACCGGCTGAAATAGTTAATCCGTTTCCGCCTGAGATTGCACCGGCGAATGTTGAATTTCCTGATACCGCTAAAGATGAAAGGTTTGATGCTCCTGCAGAGAGTCCTGCAAGAGTGGATGATCCTGCAACGTTAAGCGCTCCACCAACTCCAGCGTTTCCTGCAAGGCTTGAATTTCCTGATACCGCTAAAGATGAAAGGCTGGAAGCTCCTGCAGAGAGTCCTGCAAGAGTGGATGATCCTGCAACGTTAAGCGCTCCACCAACTCCAGCGTTTCCTGCAAGGCTTGAATTTCCTGATACAGATAGAGATGAAAGGTTTGATGCTCCCGCAGAGAGTCCTGCAAGGGTGGATGATCCTGCTACCGCAAGTGAGCTAAGAAGCTGGACGGCTCCTGTGACTTCCATCTCACCGACAACCGCCATATCGCCAGCAAAATCAGCATCGCCAGTAACTGCTACATCACCCATGATTGCAGCGTCTTCAGAAACCGTAAGGTCTCCTGTTACTGCTGCTCCACCTGTGATAGAAGCTCCTCCGGAAGAAACAGTAAGACCAGCTGCTGCTGTTACTGCACCGGTTAATGTTGAAGTTCCTGAGACAGCGAGCTCGTCGAGCGAAGTAGCGCCAGCTTGTAGCGTGCTGGAGAAGTTTACTGCTCCGCCGACGTCGAGTGTTCCTGCTATGTTAGTGTCACCGTCTGCCTCAACAGTGAAGTGTCCACCAGTAACGATCAAGTCGGAGACAAAAGCATCCATGCCAAAGGCGAGAGCGTCACCAGGTGCACCAGCTTGAGCCAAACCAACGATCTTGTGAGAATTCATGTTAAGCTCGCCGGCGGCCTTGGCATTGAACGTGATGAGATCAGTTGACGCATTGCCGAGGGTGACGTTGGCATCAACAATGAGGTTTCCGTTCATGGAGACGTTACCATCCATGTCCACAGAAACGCCGCCGGATCCATAACCGCCACCGATGTTGACGGCACCAGCAATAATCGCATCTCCCGCGAACGTAGAATCTCCTGTAACGCCTAAATCACCGCCGATACTGGCGGCAGCGGCCACGCTGAGATCGCCACCGATAGAGGCATGACTAACCGAGGAGATTTCGCCTTGGAAATCTGCGTCGGAACCGGTCATATGAACTGCTGCATAGATGTCAGCAAGGTCTTGTAAACCGTCTAGTTCAGCATACCATGCGTCCTTACCAATGATACGCTTCATTTGTGAACGAAGCGCATCGAGGTCGCCCTTCACCGTAGACTTACCAGCTAAGTCAGCGCCTGCTGGTAACCCATCGTCGAAAGAAAGCGAACCCCTAATTTGAGTTTGTTGAATTTTTGAAATTGACATTTTACCACCTAAATTGGTTGTTTTTTGTGTGCAAATCTAGCACCATGCCGGATTTTTCTGCACACTTATAAGTATTCAGCAGCGAACAGTGCTACAACGCTAGCGGTGGGCTATTTGTCATAATTTTGTCATAATGAAGTAAATGTAGATTACAAGATTAACTAGTTGGTTATTCGTCAAAAATGTTTGAGATGTTCTTATCGTCTACCATATTTTTATTAAGCATCTTTAGCGTTGAGGAAATGAATACAAAATGACGACATTTGCAGATACAATTAATCCAACTCCGTTTGGCTTCTTTGATGCAGAAGCAGTATTCCAAACTGAAGCTGATTCAATGGTGTTATTTGTTAAAAGAAAATTAGGCGACGATGTTCTATCTGTCGAATTGACTAAAAAAGAAATATGGGCATGTTTTGAAGAAGCATGTTGTGAATATTCTCGTTTGATCCATGAAATGAAAATAACGTCAGATTTAACGAACGTTTTAGGCATGCCTACAGGATCGACTGATTTAACAAATAGGTATGCAAAGAGAACAGTCGAATATCTTCTTAGGATGGCAGAGCCTTATGCAACTGAAGCGTATGTCGGTGGATCATACGATGCTACATTAGGATATGTAGAATTGGTTTCTGGGCAACAAGATTATAATATTTACAAAGACGTCAAGGTTGTTTCTGGCGATGATGCAGGAGAAGTTGTTTATGATACAATACCCTCTGGATCGAAAGGAAAACTAAGGGTCGTTGAAGTCTTTCATTTAGAGCCTTTAGCGTCGCAACAATTCTTATTAAATGCTTCAAATATAACCAACTTCTTAGCGACCAACTTTAACTATGAATCTTATGTCAATTCGACTGTGTTCTATGTATTGCCAGTATTCGAAGATGTTTTAAGAAGAGGAATGCTAGAGACGGCATTTAGAGTTAGAAGATCAAATTATTCCTATGAAATAATAGGAAGTAACTTGCGAATTTACCCTGTACCTTCCACTGATCTACAAACAGGAAAACTTTTCATAAAGCTAATGAAACCTCATAATCCGTTAAACCCATCAGCATATGCTGATGATTCAATTTATGGAATATCAGGACCAAATAACATGCCGTTTGCAAACATACCGTTTGCAACGGTAAACCAACCTGGCAAGCAATGGATTAGACAATATACTTTAGCATTATGCAAAGAATTGCTTGGGTTAATTCGTTCAAAGTTTTCTTCAATACCAATTCCTAATGCTGAACTAACGCTAAATGGTGGAGAATTAGTTTCACAAGGCAGAGAAGACAAAGATAAGCTAACAACTCAAATGAAGGAATTCTTAGGAAATTTAACTCATGCTAAGCTTCTTGAGCAAGATGCTTTGGTCGCTGAAAACATGCAAAAACAGCTTAGATATATCCCAATGCCGTTAGGTAAGTCCATCGTCATAGGCTGATGAAAGGATTATATGGCAAGGCTTTTCATTACAAAAAGAGAAATAAATTTCATTTCTGACATTACAAAAGAAATTGTAAAAGACGTTATAGGACAAAAGATCTATTATTACCCTGTCTCTGAGACAAAGACAAAATCTCATGAAGTGTATGATGAGTCTTTGAAAAAGATTTTTGATAATCCAATCAACATTGATGTTTTAGTCAACAGCGAATTTCAAACTGAAACCAAGATAAATAAGTTTGGAATCGATGCCCAGTTTATTCTTGAAGTTTATATACAGCATAGAGACATGATTGAAAAAGGAATTAATCCATCAATAGGCGATTATTTCTCTTTCGGAGCAATCTTTTATGAGATAACTGAGTACAAATACATGAGAACCATTTATGGCCAAGCAGAAAACATAGATGGCGTGTCTTTGACTGGTACCAGAGTCCGTGAAAGCCAGTTCAAGGCCCTTACGAATGGTCCAACAGACATCAAGTACAACGACGCCGACGCAGTTCAAGATACATTCGTTCAGCAAAGAGGTTATGCAACTGATGCTAACGGAGAAGAGACCGGTGATGTTAGAGATCTTGTTAAGAACGGAGTCTTAGAAGAGCCATTGACCGGTCCAAAACAAGTATCCCCTGCTGGTGATTCTACCAGCGTAGGTAGCGCATTTTACGATGAGGAGTGATTATGCCGACTAGGTTCAATTCTAATAGCAAAACAAGATTTGGTGTATCAGGCATTAATTTAAACACTCATCAAGGCACGGCTGACATAACAATACCTTTTGTTAGCATAGAAGATGTTGACGTGTCTCTATTTAAATTGTTTGAAAATGAAATTAAATTACAGGTAGGTGGAGATAATTCAGATTTTAAAAAGGTTCCTGTGATTTTTGCAACAGGAGAAAAATGGGCTATATTAAAGAAAAAAAGAGCCTTAAGAGATAAAAACAATTCTTTAATACTTCCTTTATTGACGATTTCTAGAACATCAATTGCACAAGATATTTCATCAGATATTGCTGGACGAGGTATTAATCAACAAACTGGAGAAATTGTAATAAGAAGAAGATTGGATAAATCAGATAGAGAATATCAAAATCTAATCAATAGGTTTCTTCTAAAGAATCAAAAGAACGTTGCAACCAATCCTTTTTTAGAACATGTGGATGATCAACTGCTGACAGATAGAACAATCGGAGAAAATTCAACTGATCAAATTGTGCAAGACGGCGCTTGGCTTGCAGACATAAAGAGCAATAACATCTATGAAACCATTGTCGTTCCATCTCCACAATTTTATAACGTTACGTATGACGTAACGATGTGGACGCAATATACTCAACATATGAACCAATTGTTAGAACAGCTTGTTTCTTCGTTTCTTCCTCAGGCAAATTCATGGAAGTTAGAAACGCCTAAAGGTTATTGGTTTATTGCGACGGTTAGTAACAATTCATATGATCCAGAATCAAACCTAGATGAATTAGGACAGGAAGAAAGAATCATCAAATATAAATTTACCGTAAATGTTAAAGCATATATCTTTGCAGCTCAACATGCGAATGGAGGAATTCCTATAAAAAGGTATGTTTCTTCTCCAATCGTTTCATTTGAAACAAATGTTCTTGGAGGAGTCATAAACAATGAAGTTGGATCGACTGTTACGAATCCATTTCTTGGATCAGATGATCCGACTCTTCCATTGGCAGATTCTTTAAATAGAAGAAACGATCAACGAAACACGAATGGAACGTTGTTGTATGATCCTCAAGATGCAACGCTGTCTGATGACCCTGCAAGAAAAGCAAGAACTCCTCAAACATATCAATTCGAACCTGTTTATAGAAAAACGCCAAGTGGCGGGTATGTAAGAGTGTATGCTGTAAACCAAGCATCTGGTGAATCAATAATTAGGCCTGCTTCTCAGGTAGGATCGACCCCTGCACCGCTAACTGTAGATGCATTATTAGGAGGATTATCCTATCATATTACTGGCGAAGATGATTGATTTTTATTTTTTTAATTTTTTTTAATACTTATAAGAGAAGTTTATTTCGCATGAAGGAGCAAGGTAATGGCTGAGCAGGTTTTTAGGTCTCCTGGTTTTTTTGAGAGAGAAATTGAATTAAAAGCGCCCCCTGGAGGAGGGCCAGTAGGTGTTCCAGCAGGCGTGATCGGAACAGCGAATAAAGGTCCAGCATTCGTTCCTGTGACCGTCGCTAATTTTAATGAGTTCGTTAACATTTTTGGCAACTTAGATCCTAAAAAATTTGGTCCTTATGCAGTAAACGAATTTTTAAAGAATCGAACAGCCTTAACTTATATGAGAGTGTTAGGCGCTGGTGCGAATAAAACCGCAACAGACATAAGCGCAACATCTCTTACTGGAAGAGTAAAAAACGCCGGATTTAAGCTTGAAGGTTCTGTGGCTTCGCATGATTCCGCAGGCCGTCACGTTGGAGCCGTACAGTTCTTGGTTGCAGATCATACCCTTCAAACCAATGAAGCTTATGGAATGCCAATGTTTACTGACAACGATTCAAGAACAAGTGCAACAAACGTTAACTTGGTTCGTGGTGTTGTTATGTTGGCTTCCGGTGCAAGAATGATGGTTCTTGACGGAAATCAACAAACTGCAGCATCATTTGTTGGTGCAACGACAGTCGACGATGCAGCTCAAGTAAAGAGTGGTAAGTTTAAATTAATTATTTCTTCTACGCTTGGTTCTTCTTTCGCTTTTGATGATAAGCTCCCTGGAGTAAAAATCTATACTGCGTCGATGAATCCGACGAGTGATGATTACGTCGGAAAAGTCTTAAATAGAGACCCAGAAAAATTTGAGCAATACCAACATCTTCTATATACAGATTTTGCAGTAGATGATGAAGTTGCATCAGTCGTTAATGATGATTATGTCGCTGTGTTATCAGGTTCTTCATTAACAAGTAATGTTTCTGGTGAACCTACCACAGAGTTTAGAAAAGCATTTGGAGCATTTGATACAAGATATACTTCTCCAAAAACTTCTTACTTTATTTCTCAGCCATTCGGCAAAACAGAATATGATCTCTTCCAAGTTGAATCATTGGATGATGGAGCATATGCAAATAGCCTTTATAAGGTTTCAATCGCAAGCCTTAAAGTTTCTGAAAATGAAGCTTACGAATATGGAACATTTAACTTACAGATTCGCGATTGGAATGATACAGATTTAAATCCTGCAGTTTTAGAAGAATTTGTAAATTGCTCTTTAGATCCTGATTCTGACAACTATATTGGAAAAGTTGTTGGTGACCGTAGGGTAACTTACGACTTTGATCAAGACATACTTTCAGAAAGAAGAATAATCACGAGCGGAAAGTACGCAAATGTTTCAAAGTATGTTAGAGTTGTTATTTCACAGGATGTAGAGGATAAGAAGGTTCCAGCAAAATCTCTTCCATTCGGGTTTAGAGGACCAGAATTATTGAAGACCAATGATTCATTAACTGATGGAGCAACTTCTGCAAAGAGATTAGCCGGATTGTTCTCGATCGACTCGACGGGAATTCTTTCACAATCTATACTACCTCCTGTACCATTCAGATTTAAAGTAACTAAGGGTCCAATGACTACACCAGCGTGGGACGGTGATCCAGGCCCGCAAGAAGTTGCATCTCCTCAATTCTACTGGGGAGTTAAGTTTGAAAGAAATGATGTTCCTCTTAATTCTAATCTTTCAGAAGTTAAGAATCATCTTCTTGAGAGCTATACTAAGTTTGGTGGAATAAAGAAACTTGACGCTTTGGTAACTGGTTCAGGAGCAGATACATTCAACAATAACAAGTTCTCATTGTCGAAGGTCGCATTCTCAGCAGGAACAATAGCAGGGTTAACTGGAACTGTTCGTTCACACATGAAAGAAGCTGCATACATCAGAAATGCCAAGGTAGATCCAACGACATATACAGTCAACGATCCAGTTCTAGGTAATAGAATTACATTCGCATCTTTGTTGTCGAATGGCGAGGCTTACGAATTTAACAAGTATTCATCATTTGCTAAGTTTACAACCTTTATGCAAGGTGGATTCGATGGATTGAATATTCTTGATTCAGCTGCATCAAGAATGAATGATAAGGCTACTTCATTTGAAACTCCACTCGGCGGAGCATCATCAACGTTTGTATCACCCGGTTTGCTTACAAACCTTGCAGGAACGGGCGTCGATAACAATGCTGTAAATTCATATATTACTGCAGTCGATGTTATGACTGATCCGCTTCAAGTTAACACTAACTTGCTAGCAATTCCTGGAATTCGTGAAGATTACATTACAAATTATGCAGCAAAGAAAGTTAGAGATTATGGACTTTCTATGTACGTAATGGATCTTCCAAACTATGATGATAATGATGGTCGCATCTATGATGATTCTACAAATAGAATTAACATAGAAAACACAGCTGCAACATTCGAAGCTAGATCATTCGACAACAATTATATTGCAACTTACTTCCCGAATGTTTATGTAAATGATACAACAAATAGTCGTTATGTCAAGGTTCCTGCTTCTGTTGCAGCATTAGGAGCTCTAGGGTTTAATGATAGAGTTGCATATCCATGGTTTGCACCAGCAGGATTTAATAGAGCAGCGTTAGATTTCGTCAACAACGTTGAAGTTAGACTCAATGTTTCTGATAGAGATAGATTGTATGATGCTCGAATCAATCCAATCGCGACATTCCCAAGATTGGGATTTGTCATCTACGGACAAAAGACACTACAAATAAGAAAGTCAGCGCTCGATAGAGTAAACGTTCGTCGTTTGCTTCTTGAAGTGAAGAGACTTATCATAAACATAGCAAACAGAATTGTGTTTGAACAGAACACACCTGCAGTTAGAAACAAATTCGTTGCAGATTCTGTTCTTCAATTGGGTCTAATTCAAGCTCAAGCTGGTATCGAAGCATACCAAGTTGTAATGAATGAAACCAATAACACGCAAGAGGATGTTGACTTAAACCGCTTGAATGGTAGAATCGTTGTTGTTCCAACAAGAGCTATCGAATTCATTGCAATTGACTTCATCATCACAAATGCAGGAGTTCAGTTCGTTTGATTCTAAAATTCTTATGTAATCTGATACTTATCAAGCAAGTTGTAGGAGCGAAAAATAAATGGCACAGCTCAAATTTGGAAGCGCAGGGGTAACGACAAGAGAGATTGATTTAACAGGACCAGTTGAGACATCACCTACGGGTGTTCCTGCAGGCATAATTGGTACTTCCGTTAAAGGACCGGCATTTATTCCTTTAACATACGGAACGTTAAATGATTTCTTTGCAAAGTTTGGTGAAAGTGATTCTAAGAAGTTCGGCCCAATGGCTGTAGCAGAATGGCTCAGAAGAGCCACAGCTGTTACATATCTTAGGGTCTTAGGCGTTGGAGATGGTAAGAAAAGAGTCTTAAGCGGACAAACTGCTGGTGATGTAACAAACTCTGGATTTACTGTCGGGGAAGAATTACCTGCTTCTGATGGAACCTTGTCATCAAACACTTACGCAAATGCAGGAGGTAATCCTGGAAGAACGTATTTTCTGGGTTGCTTCATGTCGGAGTCGCTCGGCGCAAACGTGTTTAGCAGCGCAGGGCTTCAAGGTTTAGGAAACGCAAATGGAATCAGCGCTACCTCAGCAGTTCCAATTGTTAGAGGTGTGTTAATGGCTCCTTCTGGGGTCGTTTTAAGATTATCAGCATCTGTAGCAGGATTAGATTCAAGCAATCCTGGTTCGGGATTGGTAGGAGATGATGCTAATGCAAAAGGAACTTCATTAGGATCAGTTGTGTTAGGTTCTGATGCTACTTCAAAACAAGAATTTACCTTGTTATTGAACGGTCATAAAGGAACTGATTCATCTTATCCTAACGTTCTTACCGCATCTTTCGATGTAACAGCAGCAAATTATATCAGCAAGGTTCTTAATACAGACCCTTATAAGCTTCAACAAGCAGGTCACTACCTTGCAGCGCATTGGGATATTCATCCAACTCTAGCTGCAGTGACAGGAGTTGGAGTTGTTTCTGCTGTTCCTGTTAATCAAAGCGAAAGATCAGTCTTCTTATTGACTTCATCCCTGGCAAGAAACCTTGGATCTTCTACTGTTCCAAACTATGAAGGGTTTAGAGATAGATTCACAAATGCTAAATCGTCTTGGGTGATTTCACAAAAGTTCGGCGGTTCTGCAACAGATCTATTTAAACTTCACGCACTTGATTCAGGAGCTGGAATCTCTAACAAGGTTAAGATCTCTATCTATAACATAACTCCTTCCTCAGATCCACTTAACAAGTATGGATCATTTAGCCTTGCGATAAGAAGCTTGTTTGATACGGACATTGATCAAAAAGTTCTTGAAAGATGGGAAGGCATTAATTTAGATCCATCTTCTGACAGATACATCGCAAAGGTTATTGGAGACGTTAACGCATACTACGATTTTGACAGAGATGATGCAGCTCAAAAATTGGTCATCGAAGGCAATTATGAGCTAAGATCAAGATACGTTAGAGTTGAAGTATCGACAGCAGTCGCAGAACAAGCAGTCGATCCTGCTGCTCTTCCAATGGGATTCAGAGGAATTACACATTTAGTGACATCTGGATCTGCACCCCTTGCGGCTTTAGGTGGAGTAGATGCTTCTGCTCTATCGATTTCAACGTTCACAAGAAACACAGTTGAGCCACCGCTTCCTTTTAGAAATCATTTGAATGATGGAACAGGACAACAGACGCAAGTAAATTCCAGGTACCATTGGGGCGTTAAGTTTGAACACATAACCAATCTATCTGAACAAAACAGCTCTGTTCTACAAGATAAATCTTTTAATAGCTTTACCAAACATTTCCCTGGTCATTCTACTACAAACATTAACTTTGTAGTGGGAGATAATACAGGCGCAGCAGACACTGTTCAAAACGGAATAGTCGACGCTGATAGATTCTGTAACAATATTTTCACTCTTGAAAACATCCAAATCGTTACTGGATCAAATGGAACAGTCGCACAAAATAATGATTGGAAAGACGCATCATACGTTAGAAAAGGAAACATAGCTGCCGATGACGTAGCAAAGACAAGAGCCGTTGCAGTAAGCGATTTGTCCAATTCACAAAACAGAAAATTCCTTAAATTCTCGTTCATCATGCAGGGAGGATTCGATGGAGTTAATATCTTCGATAAGGATGAAGCAGAGATCAACAACGCAGCAGTTGTAGCTGATATGGATGATGCAGATCGTGGCCGTTCATCTGGTCCTAACGTATCTGCATACCTAAAGGCCTTAGAGGTCATGAAGAATACGACCAATGTCGATATTCAACTTCTAGCTATACCAGGCATCAGAGCTCCAATCGTTACTGATGAAGCAATCCGCGCGACAGAAGAACGTTTCGATGCTCTGTACGTCATGGACATTGAACAGGTTGATAAGGATGGAAATTTGATCAATATTACGTCAAATATCAAACCTTCGGTGACTGAAACAGTTGCTCAACACAAGGCAAGAAACCTTAACACTTCATTTGCAGCAGCTTACTTCCCTGACTTGTTAATGAGAGATCCTTCTCTTCCAACAAACTCAGTCATAGTTCCTCCTTCAGTCGCTGTAATGGGAGCTTTATCATTGAATGATTCTCTTGGATATCCATGGTTTGCTCCAGCAGGATTAACAAGAGGAGAACTTCCAACAACGCTTGAGACTAGCATTCAATTGAAAGATGCAGATCTTGATTCTCTATATGATGAAGACATCAACCCGTTGTATGCTCCATCGACTACAACAAGAGGCGGAACAAATCCAAAAGGAGGAGTAGTTGTATGGGGACAAAAGACGATGCTTCAATCAGCATCTGCTCTTGATAGAATCAACGTAAGACGTCTTCTCATCGACATTCGTCGTCAGGTTCGTGAAATTGCGCAAACAATCATCTTTGAACCGAATCGTGAAGCAACCCTTGCAAGATTCACTGCAGCAGTAACACCAAGGCTACAGAGAATTCAGGCGCTTGCAGGTCTTGAGAGATTCCGCGTCATCATTGATTCTTCAACGACAACGCAAGCTGACGTTGAGAACAACACTGTTCGTGGTAAGATCTTCTTACAACCCACCAAGACGATCGAGTTCGTGTCCTTGGACTTCGTTGTGGCCAACAACCTTCAACAAGTACAGTGAAAATAATTGATAAAAATGTTTGATATATTCAAGCGTTTAAATATCAAATGAATTTTTAAGGGCTTCTTAATGAGGCCCTTAATTTTTTGTTTTGAATCTAGGCAATATAGATTTAAATCAAGATAGTTATGAACCAAAGAAGTTTGTTTAAATGACAGTCAAGTTTAATAGTCCTGGAGTTTCTGCACAAGATTTAGGAACTATAGTTGCCCCTATTTTAAATTTAGCGATACCTCCCGCTGTAATCATAGGAACGTCACTATCAGGACCTGCATTCGTTCCAACTTTTTTTGATTCCAATGCAAAATTTCAGCAAAAATTTGGAATACCTTATGTTTCAGGATCTAGAATATCTTCTTATGATAGATTAACTAACTACGGTGCTTTAGCTGTAAATGAATGGGTCAGTAATCAAAAGTCTGTAGTTTTTACTAGAGTTTTAGGAACTGGAAACGGAAAAAACAGAGTATTAACTGGAACGAATGCAGGAGACGTAATTAATGCAGGTTATACAGTAGGAGAACAGCAGCCTGATCATGCGACGCTGTCTGGATCTTTGAGTTCAAATCCATATGCAAATTTTGGCGGCGCGTTAGGAAGAACATACTTTTTAGGATGTTTTATGTCTGAGTCTGCTGGATCGACTTTTTTTAACGCTGCAGGTATTCAAGGTACTGGAAGCATTAATGGAATTGGAATAAATACTTCTGTTCCTATCGTAAGAGGCATTTTAATGGCGCCTTCTGGCGTTATTTTACGGCTTTCTGCATCAGTAAGTGGGCATGATTCTTCCTGCCCGACTTCTACGCAAATTGCATCTGACTCGACCGCAAAAGGAACGACTGTTGGAGCGATAAAATTATTCAATGAAGGAACCGGTGCCCAATTACAACAATTTATTCTTTTGTTAAATGGGCATAAAGGATCTTTTAATTATCCAAATGTAATAACTGCATCTTTAGATATGCAGTCACCTTTTTATATAACCAGAGTCTTGAATATGACTGCTTCGTTAATTCAACAAGCAGGCCATTATCTTGCTGCAAATTGGGATATTCATCCTGCAGTAGCTACGTTAACGGGCACCGGTGTAGTTAATTCAGGTGCCGGAGTACCAACCGATTCTTCAAGGGTTTTTTCAACTGAACGATCCGTGTTTTTGTTGACGTCATCCTTATCAAGAGATATAGGCAGTTCTACAGTTCCAAATTATGAAGGATTTAGAGATAGATTTTCTCACGCTTCAACCCCCTGGATAATTTCTCAAAAAATCCATGGGAAGTATATAAATTTATTTAAATTTCATTCTTTACATGATGGAGAACAAACAAAAAAGCAAAAAATCATCATACATGATATAACTCCTATAAAAGATGGATCAACATACAAGTTTGGAACTTTTTCTTTGTCGATAAGAGATATCGATGATTTTGATGAAGTAATGCCGGTTTTAGAATCTTTTCCTAACTTAAATTTAAATCCATCATCTGATAGATACATCTCAAAAGTCATAGGAGATTCATATACATATTTTGATTTCGACAGACCAGATGATAATCAAAAATTAATTGTTGAAGGAAGTTATCAAAATAGTTCAAAATATATTCGAGTAGAAGTTTCAAAAGAAGTTTCAAATTCTGAAGTTCCTATTGAAGTTTTGCCTATTGGGTTTAGAGGAATACCCCATATTATTACGTCTGGATCTTCAATCATGGGATCTTTATCAAGTCATGATGCTTCAGCATTATTAAATTCTAATTTTTTAAGTAATTTAATAACTCATCCTCTTCCTCTTTCCAACAACATTTCCGTCTATAGAAATAATTCTCAAAATGCATCAGCAGTTAGAAGATGGGGAATTAAATTTGATCATATTTCTGATGTTGAAAAACAAAATAATTTTCAATATAAAAACGAGTCTATTTTAAGTTTTTCAAAACATTTCCCAAATCATTCTACAATAAATATTAACTTTTCAGTTTCAGATAATCACGGAACTCCTGATACACCACAACTTGGAATAATTGATGCAGATAGATTTTGTAATAATTTATTTACTATAGAAAATATAAAAATATTAACGTCATCTAATGGATATTCTTCACAAGAAGATTGGGCATATGCTCAATATGTTAGAAACGGTAACATACAAATAAATGATGAAGAAAAAACTCGTAGAGTGAGCATTAAAGACCTTGAAGATGTTTCAAGCAGAAATTTTCTATCATTTCAAACAATCCTTTGCGGAGGATTTGATGGAGTTAATATTTTTGAAAAAAATGAGTTTAATTTAACAAATGAAGCAGTCGTCGCTGACACGTACGACATTAATAGAGGTAGAGATGCCGGTGCAAATGCTGGTGCTTATTTAAAAGCATTAGAAATAGTAAAAAATACAACTGCAGTTGATATGCAAATTCTTGCCATACCTGGAATAAGAGCGCCTATCATAACTGATGAAGCAGCTGACGTTGCTGAAAATAGATTAGATTCTTTGTACCTAATGGATATTGAACAAATTAGCGACAACGATGAAAACATAAACATGTCAGAGATAATAGCATATAGCGATGAATTGAAACCTAGTCTGCAAAAAACAATCGATAATTTTAATAATAGATTTTTAAATACATCATTTGCCGCGGCATATTATCCAGATGTTGTGTTAAAGCTTGATGCACGTACATATGGCATAGATTCAGTTATAGTTCCTCCTACGGTAGCTGTTTTAGGAGGGGTTTCATTAAATGATTTAATAGGACAATCTTGGATGTCTCCGTCTGGAAATGTTAGAGGAGGACTAACAAACGTTTTTTCTACTGTCGTAAAGTTAACAAAATCTGAAATTGATTCTCTATATGCAAAAAATATCAACTTTTTATATGCTCCATCCAATGTTGGAGGTACAGGATCGGGAGTTTTTATAGGAGGTCAAAAAACGTTAAATCGTTCATCATCGCCATTATCTAGAATAAACGTAAGAAGATTATTAATACAAATTAGACGACAGATTAGAAATATTGCTTTACAATTAGTCTTTGAGCAGGATAGAGATGTAATTGTTGATAGATTCGTGACCCTCGCGACAGAGATTCTTTCTCCGATTCGTTCAGCATTTGGGTTAGAGGAATATAAAATAGAAATCGAAGCTAATCAAACTTCTCAAACAGATATTGATAATCAAACGATTAGAGGAAAAATTTATATAAAACCTCCTAAATCGATAGACTATCTATCTTTAGATTTTATTGTCTCTAACGATTTGCAATCA